GCGGCGGTGCGCACGGCCATGCACTGAACGATGAATGTCTGACAGCTCATATCAAGCCGCCATGAATGAGCCGCGTCCGCCGCCCAGGTTTAACTTTTTGACCCATGACTCTGGCTCCTTGTGCTGAATTTTTCGGGGTGGGGCGCGGCCGATGGCCATCTGGGTGGCCCAGGACACGCTGTCTACGCAGTCATCATGGGTGCCGGCGGGGAAGCGGAGCATCTCGAGGCGGCATGTGTCGTACCAGCCGTCATCGGCGACGTTGAACGACACCACCCCCTGCTGCATCCGGCCCTGAAGTGGGCGGGCTCGAGCAAGTTTGTCCGTGATAGGTTTCAGGACGGTGATGGAGGGGTATTGCTGGCGCTCTTTCATCCGTTTCTTTAGTAGAGACTCGAGTGCCCGGTAAATCTGGCCGTCCTCGAAGCCGAGCTGCTGGCCGGAAGTGTACCATTTCTTACTTAGATTCAAAATTGCCTCGACGATGAAGAACGCGTCGCCCGACTTGAACCTGACCTGCTCGGCCACGTGCAGCACATCATCTTCGTCCTGCAAGATCACGGTACCGACCGTGTAGTCGTTCGTCTTCTTCTCGCTGATCGCAAAGTCCCACGCGATGTACACGTTGCAGCGGCTGATGTGCGGGTGCGGCGCACGGCGGAAGTGCTCTTTCAGGAAGTACGCACCGTCGTCAGGTACCGGATTCTGCTGGTACAGGGCTGACCAGAAGCGCGGTGAGATCGTGCGCTTGATCTGGTTGAGCTTGTCGAGGTCGTAGCGCTCGGGGTGAAGGGCTTCGCCTTTGAGGCGCAGCAGCGCGCCGTGCTCCGGGGCTGTGCCACGGGCGATCAGGTCGGTGTCGTGGTCGAGGTACTCGTCTTCTTCGGCGATGGCGGGGTACTTGACAACGACGAACTGGTCGGCTTCGGGGTCTCCGGCCATGGCCACCTGCAGCCGTCCAGCCAAGTCGTCATCGTGCCACCACGTCTGCACGACAAGTACGCCACCGCCAGGAGCCAGGCGCGTGTACGCAGTTGAGCCGTACCAGTCCCAGAGCTTTTCTCGTGTGTCAGCACTGTCGGCCTCCTCGGCATTCTTCAGCGGGTCGTCAATGATCAGCAGGTGGGCACCCTTGCCGGTGATACCACCGCCCACGCCCGCTGCGACGTAGCCGCCAGAGTGGTTGCGGTCGATGGAGCGGTCCAGGGCCCACTCTTCGGCGCTCTGGTTGTTGGGGTCGAGGCGGATGTCGAATACTGGGTGGTACACCGGGTCCTGCAGCAGCTCTTTGACCTTCTTGCTGAAGGTCATGGCCAGACTGACGTTGTACGAGCAGGCGATGATCTCGTGGTTCGGATTACGCCCCAGGTGCCAGGATGGGAAGGACCGGCTGCACAGCTCTGACTTACCACTCCGCGGAGGCATGAGGAGCATCAAACGCGGGGACAGGCCGGCGGCTACGTCGTTGCTGAACTTTTCGAGGCGGCGGCAGATGTCCCGGTGGACCCAGCCGGCCTGGTACCGAGTGTTGACCCGCTGCACGAATGGCAGGAGTGACCTGCGGGACAGGATGCGGGAGGCGAGCTCGACTTCAGCTGGGGTCGGTATCTTGGACATGGGTCAGTGCTTGTTGGGTGCCGCCGGTGATGATCTTGAGCAGTTCGGCGTCGGACATCGAGTTAAGTTTGTCAATGACGACGTTCCCAGTGACGTCAACTTTCACGCGAGTCTCGACAGGGGCGTAGTAGCCGCAGATTTTTCCGATTTCTCTCCAGCCGGCGATCATGGAGCTCGGTTCGGCCATCAATTTGGCCATCTCGATGCTCTCGAGCATGCCGTCCATCACCCGTTTGCGCGACATCTGGTTTTCTTCGGCCCACTCGGCCTCGTATTTGGCCTTGAGGGCCAGGATGTTGGGCATCTTGACCATGCGGTAGGCGATGGATGCACCACTACCATTGTTGGCATACCCAGCGCGTATGGCAGCGGATGAGATCGACTCGCCTTGGGCCCAGAACCTCACAAAATCTTTCTGCTTATCGGTGAGAGGCTTGTCGGGGCTGATGACCTCGGCCATCTCTGCGGCGCTTAGGTTGCTCGTATCCGTGCCTCGGGCTCGGGCGGAGAGTCCCTGGCCCTTGTTCATGCCGCGCTTTGACTTGGGGGCGCGTAGAGGTAAGGTATCTTGACGTGTGGTCATGGGGTGATTCTAAATTAAATAGCAGAAATATTTTTTGCTAAAAAATTTGGAGATTTGGCTGCGTGGGTCCCTCCCCTGGGGGTCAAAAAGCCGTACCCCAGTTCGGATTCGCCTCGTGATCCTCCGGATAGGGGTCCCAGCCTCGTACCTCAGCTGTATCGGTCATCTCTTGTGGTTCATTCACTTCACCTCAAGGATACATCATGTCTACATCTACAACCGAGTACAACAACGTCGACGACTTGGCCCTAGGCCACAAGGTCATCAACTATGCGCTCAAGCTCTTGGCTTGGGGTACAGCCGCTGCTGTTGCATGGTCATGCAGCACGCTGCTCATGGGCATTGTGATGTTCATCATCATGTCCATCGTCATGCTCTTGCTGACCACGATCATTCACCTGGTCATCATGTTCAAGGTGCCCACCACCACCGTCGAAGGCCTCGGCCGCACAGTAGGCGGGTTCGCTGGCCGTGTGTCTAACTTGTTCGCACGCAAGGTGGCTGTATGAGCGGCTACCTCACAGCTCGTGACCTCGCTGCTGCATATTACGCACGCCTTGCAACTCGGCGTGAGCAGGACGACGCTTGCGACGTGCTGCCCGACCTCAACGACCTCGGCCCTACAGACGAGGAACTCGAAGCGTACTACGCCGACCAGGACGCTCAAGTCCTCGCATATCGCAGTTAGGCCCCGTGGCTCAGCCTCGTACCTCGGCTGAGTCAGTCATCCTCTTTGTTCTTCAATCTAACTTAGGAGCCCATCATGGCTAAATCCAAAGCACTCATCGCAGCTGAAGCACGTATCGCTGCACTCGAACTCGAACTCAATGCTGCAGCAAATCACACTGCCGCGCTTGAGGCCCGCATCTCTATGGCAACGGTTGTGTACCACGGCTTGAAAGGCCGCATTCATGAACTTGAGTCCGTGGTCTACACGCGTGGCGTCGTCGCAACTGCTGCTGAATCCGTAACACCGATCGTCACACGTTACACCAAGGCTGATGGTTCAGTCTGGGAAAAGACACGTGTGGGTAACCGCGCTTCTTCGTACCAAATCAATTAAGGAGCATCACCATGAGTCGCAATCAACTCAAAGACCTCGCTGAAGACTTGTTCTACGGCGTACTCACTCTTATCACCTACGCCAGCATCGGCATCTTGCTCGCTTGGCGTGGCTAAGCTCTTCGCCTCTGGGTCACGTGCGGCCCAGCACGAAGCACTTCGCTTCAACACACTACCTAACTAAGGAATCATCATGGCCACTCGTACACGCAAACAAACTATCCCAGCTACTCCGTTCGTGGAAACTGTTCACCCTGAAGCAGAGTTCACTATGCCCAAGGTTGACTGGGCTCATATCATCAAGGGCGAGGCCTCTTGGAAACGCTGGGGCATTGCAGTGGTTGCATCGCTACTCGCCTCGGCGACTATTGGCCAAGTCGGAGGTGTAGTGCTTGGCTATTTGATGGTAGGTGCCATCGTACTCACTGGCTCAGCGTTTATCACTACTCTAATATATGTGCTCGGTATCCTGCTTGCTATGTATGCTGGGTACCGCGCATCGATGTTCACATACATCAATGTCATCGACAAAACAGTCGATGCCAAATGCTCAGCCGCTTGGGGCTGGGTCACTTCATTGTTTGGCTCTAAGAAAGTGTGCGCATCATGATTGAAATGGGCATCGTCGTAGGCATGGGTTTACTCATCAGCCTAGTCAAAATGAACTGGAAGTGGCGCATGCACTTATTATCAAATCCTCTAACAATGGATATTCTTATATTCATTTCGTTATGTCTGATCCACTGGGGCACGTATAGCGGCGTGATGGTTGCCACAGTCGGCGCCATGACGTGCTCACTGGTGCTATCAGGAGCCCGCTGGCTGTACGGACACGTCGAGGATGGTACCTATGTACCAGGCTACTTCGATATTGGCTCTAAGCTCGTTTAAAGACGTCGCTTAGAACTGTCTCATTTACACCACACAGGCCGGCTCTGTCCGGCCACGTTCAGCCTCGTTCCTCGGCTGAATCAGTCATTTCTTTTGTCTTTAACTCTTTAGGTATTCATCATGTCCATGCACCCACGCCTCTGCGAAGAAGTTCGCTTCTCGCTTCAGTTCGATGACGATCTGATCATCACCAACACCGTCCGCTCCGAGTTCTCATGGGGTGAAGACCCTATGGACGCACTCATGCTCAAACAAGAGCTCGAACGTGAGGAGCTCATGGCTTATCTCACTGAACACATGCACTGATAACTCTTCTTGCTGGGTGTTGCATGCAGCACTCAGTGAGAAGCGCAACTGCGTCTTCATTACTCAACCACAAAGGAAATCATCATGACCACATCCGTCGCACAAGCTCTGAACACTGCTGGCGTCTCCACAACTAAACGCGTTCGTAAGATTGCTCCTGTCATCACCACTCCAAAGGAAACTCAAATGAAATCAGCTCGCGTCGTTCCCCCTGGCACCATGGCTGCACTCGCTGTAGCCTCGTCATCCGGCTCGACATTTTTTGACCCGATCGACTTACTTGAAGACAAGCTTGGCCATCAAGCAGCTCTGCACTCTCGGGTTATGGAGTCTATGGCTTGGATGCTGGGCGCGTCTTGCATCGGTCAAGCACGCTCTGTGCTATTCACTCGCTATCAAGAACAAGAGACTGAACACACTAACACAGTCTCATTCAACGATTTCTGCCAAGGTGTCGCTGAAACCATCGACCATCCGTCTATATATGGGCGCAACAGTGATAACACCACCGACCTCGAAGCAAGCGAAGGTGCACATGAAAGCCCCGAGGCTGTTTTGGCCATCCTGCTGGCTGTGTATGAACAATGGCACGATGCTGCTGCTCGTGCTGCAGCTGCTGATAACCGCGACTATAAATCCAAGTCATGGCGTGAGCAAATGGAATCTGAAAAAGTCAAAGCTCCTGACATCGGCACACGTGTCAACTACCGCAAGATCGCTGACCTCGAAGCACGCGGTGACACAGCCAAAGCTGAACGTCTGTACGCTTCATACATGGAAGCTAATGCCTTGGCTGCCGCATCACGTGTCGATAACAACAAGTCCTTAATGCCTACTATCCTTGAAATTTTGCGCACCGCCGGGCGCTACGCATTGGAATCCTCACGTTTCGATGAACTGCCTCTACTCAAACAACGGCAGCTCACCACTTTCGCCATCGGGGCGATAGATCGTTCACGTAATGATTTGGCCAGTCGCATGAGCAAACAGCCCATTGCATTCGGCCACATTGCCGAGGCTGCCTTCCAGGCCACTGAAGCTCTCAACAAAGTTGTGATGCAGAAGTTCAACGACGTTGGCGAGCTCGAGAATGTACGCTCACAAGTCAGCATCAACATGGAACGTGGCGCCAAACGTGTCGCTTGTTCCATCGACTGATAGTTAACAGGAAGGCAAGGGTCACATAATCCTTGCCTTTTCTAGCCCTCAAAAACGGACTTACGCAATCACGTTACACAAGTTTTAAAACTCCTCTCTATAAAACTCTACTACTCCTTTATTACACTATATATTTCTTAATCTTAATTTAAAGAGTGTAAAGTGTAATATATGTAATAAGTAGGGATAGAAGGCTTGTAGAGCGACTTTTTGATTACACTAATTACGCCAAATCCGCGGTCTAAAATAGACTTCCATCTGTTTAAGCCCTACAGGACATGAAGCCATGAAATTGACCTTTTTACAAGCCAGCGTTCCGTTAACCAAGTCGTACACGAAGCTGTCCGGCGGCACCATTGAAAAGTCTTCATACCCCAACGTATGGGAAGTCAGCTCGATCGATGAAGACATCACCACCCTGAAAGAATTTGAAGCCGCCATCGTCAAACACGCAGCCACCGGGCACTGTTTACTCAAAGGCAACGTGATGAAACCACTGGTGTCCGAGTCTCGCAAGGGCAGCACGGACAGCAACGCCACAACAAATTGGCTTTGCCTTGACATCGATGGTATCAACCCTACCTTCACCACCATCGTGTCACGACCCAACCCAGTCACTGGGCAGATGGAAGAAGTACAGTCCGTGATCAATGTGACCATCGACACCCTCATGGAGTCACTCGGTCTTAAGGACGTCAGCTACATCCTTCAGTGGTCAGGCTCCATGGGCATCGGGGGCAACACCTTGCGCTGCCACATCTTCATCATGCTGACCAAAGCTATCAGCGCTCCACTCATCAAACAGTGGCTCATCCAGAAGAACCACGAGGTTGCCATTCTGCGTGAACACCAGGCACTGACAAAAACCGGTAGCTCGTTGACATGGGGCCTGGACATCACAGCCTGCCAAGCAGATAAGCTGATCTACATTGCACCACCCACACTCAAAGGCATCAAGAACCCACTCGGGCGTACCCCGCGCATCTCGCTCGTCACCAAAATCCAAGCAACTTATGACCTCACCGGCAAGATCAATTCGACTGATCAGAATCGTGCGCTTACAGACGCCAGGGTGCTTGAACTACGCGAACGCGACGGACTGCCTAAGCGCAAACTTGTTTACAAACATGTGGGCGGGCATGAAATTATGGCCAAGCCCGGTGAATGCATCGCCACAGAGACTAAAGTTGATCGGGGGTTTGTCTACTTCAACCTCAACGGTGGAGATTCCTGGGCCTACTTTCATCCTGAAAACAACCCTGACTACATCTTCAACTTTAAGGGTGAACCCGTCTACCTGACCAAGGAACTATTACCTAGCTACTGGGAATCCCTGAACCAGCAAGCCTATCGTGAAGCCTCCAATGGCCTCACCTATCTGGCATTCCTGGACAGGGCCACCTCTACCTATTACCGAGGCACTTATGACGCAGCCAATGACCTCCTGGACATCTATCCCGCGAAGAACGAGTCGATGGTTAGACAGTTTGCTGACGCCAACGGACTACGTCTCGGCCCCAATATCCCAGAATGGGACATGGAATTCAATCCGCTCAATGGCGTACGCGTCGACATCCCCAACCGCACCATCAACACCTTCGAGCGTACTGTCTATATGAAGGCACCAGTCAAGAAGGTTACCAAGATTCCACCCATGTGCAACAAAATCATCAGCCACATCTTGTCCAACGACACAGGCACCAAGGAGCACTTCATGAACTGGCTGGCTTGTATCGCTCAGAACCTGGACCGCACGCGTACAGCCTGGGTATTTCAGGGCGTACCTGGAACAGGGAAAGGACTGCTGTTCAACAAGATTCTCCAACCCCTGTTTGGTAAAGACCAGGCAGTCATCAAACGTGCTGGCGAGCTGACTGAAAAATGGACAGACTTTGTGCAGGGCAAGTTCATCGTCTTCATCGACGAAATTCAAACTTCAGCCCTCAAAGACGAAGCCGGTGTGATCGCCAACATGAAGAACTTGATCACTGAGCCTACAGCAATGATCCGCATGATGAACCGCAACAGCTTCGCAGTACCCAACTACACAAACTGGATATTCGCCTCCAACAAACCAGACCCCGTGGCTGTGGACAAAAACGACCGGCGTTTCAACGTGGCACCTTACCAGGGCACCGAGTTCCCACGCCCCACGGATGAAGAGATCGACGCGATCGAAGGCGAGTTGCAGGCGTTCTATCACTACCTGCTGAACTACAGCGTCGACAAGCTCGTAGCCTCCACACCACTGCAGAGTGATGCACGTAACACACTCATTACCCTGAGCCAGAGCACCAGTGAGAGCACCGCCGATGCTGTGCGTGAGGGCAATATGGAGTTCTTCCTGGACCAGCTGCCCAACACCGACG